ATTACATAATAAACACCTAAGTCTCTTTAACCTCCTCTTCCTCCTCCTTCCCCTCTTCGGGGACGTCGACGAAGAGGACCCCGTTCTTCTCAAACTCTTGAAAAACCCGGAGTGAACCTTCCAATCTAAACAATTCTTTCGTCAACCCATCGATTTGGGTGATGATGTTTTTAATGTTTTCTTTGACGTCAACCTTGCTCATGGATAGAGAATTGGCGCGCATTATCTTTAACTATGATCGTCACTCGGTCGGGGTGTCTCGTGGAGGCGTCGTCTGAAATAAAAAAACAATTGACGGTAAGAGCGATCGTGAATGATGAATATGGATTCCCTCCACCGCCTTTCAAAGTTTTTAGACCTGCAACTAAAAACCGGGTGTGCATTCCCCGATATTTTCTCCCCGACCGACCCATCGAAGAAGACAAGCGACCCGAACCCACGCGCGTCGACATCGAGTTCCACGGACAACTTCGAGAGGCCACCCGTCAGGTGGAAGCATTTAATAAGGCTGTGGAAACAGGGCACGGTGTGCTCTCTCTTCCATGTGGGTATGGGAAGACCACCGTGGCGTTAGCCATCGCGTGCAGGCTCGGCTACCGAACGATGATCATAGTCCACAAGTCCTTCCTCGCCGACCAGTGGAGGGAGCGCATCCAACAGTTCGTCCCGGGTGCGAAGATTGGAATCGTCCAACAAAACAAAAAAGAGGTGGAGGGGTGTGATTTCGTCATCGCCATGTTGCAGTCGCTCTCCCAGAAGGAGTATTCATTCGGTGACTTTGACAGCGTGGGCACGGTCATCGTGGACGAGGCGCACCACATTTGCGCCAAGGTGTTCTCGCAGTCGTTGTTCAAAATGTGCCCGCGACACATCTACGGCCTCAGCGCGACCCCGGAGAGGAAGGACGGTCTCACGAAGGTGCTTCACTGGTTCATGGGGCCCACCTTTTTCGCCGTGGAGAGGAAAAACCAGGCCGACGTCGAAATGTTTTGCGTGCAGTACGAACACCCGATGTTCAAAAACCCACCACCGTGCACTCGGACGGGGAAATTATCCTTGGTGAACATGATCACCGAACTCGTGGAGTGCAGGGACAGGAACCAGATGTTGGTGAAACTCATTAAAAAAGCCAGCGCGGGGACCAGGCGTCTGTTGGTCCTCAGCGACCGCAGGGCGCACTGTGAGATGCTTCACCAGTGTTTCCCGAAGACGAGCGGGTTGTACATGGGTGGGATGAAACAGAAAGACCTCGAGGCGTCGAGTGAGAAGAAAATCATCATGGCCACCTTCAGCCAGGCCCACGAGGGACTCGACATCCCAGCCCTCGACACGGTGATTTTGGCCACCCCGAAGAGTGACATAGTGCAGTCTATCGGCCGTGTGATGAGAGAGACCAAAGGCAAAAACAACAATCCACACATTTACGACATACGCGACGAGTGGAGCATCTTGGTGGCGATGTATTACAAGAGGCTCAAGGTGTACAAACAGGGTGGGTTCAAAATTCACGCCCCGAGGGAACAGCCCAAGGCTGACGATTTCCCGAGTGGAAAATTCTTGTTCAAAATGTAATCTCACGTTAACAGTAGTAATGTCAACCATCGTATTGACGAGCAAGGGCATCCAAGATGCCTACTTGGACACGAACGATCTCGACTCGAGCATCTACCGCACTAAATTCAAGCGCCGCACCCCGTTCTCTCAGGCGCCGAGATATGTGAAGACGCTCACGGAGACGGACAACACCGTCGTGTTCCCGTCCATCGCCGACCTCGTCGACGGTGCGTGGTTCGAGGGCGATCACATCGCGACGAAGATGTTTTACGGTTCCACCATCGACTTTTACATCGGTGGGGTCAAGATCGACAGCCACCCGTACGAATTCCTCGCGGACGTTTGGGGGAGTTACATGGCCGACACGTACACGCGCTCGCAGGAGTTGAACAACAAGACCACGCAAACGACGGAGAACTTCGTGCCCTTGCACTTCTTTTGGTGCAACACCAACGCCTTCCTCCCCCTGTGTGCGCTCTCCATGCACGAGTGCAAAATCGTCATCCACTGGGACGCCACCCACCTGGCCACCCTCACGTCGGCGGAGAAGGAGGCGAAATTCTACGTCAACGCCATCTGGCTCGACACCGCGGAGAGAGCGTCCCTCGTGAGTCGGCCGATGGATTTCATGATTACCCAAGTTCAAAATCTCGTGCACTCCATGGAAAATCGGGTGGTCACCAGAAACGAAGAAAACGTCATCACGGACATCACGTCGTCCATCGAATCCATTCAATTGTCGCAATTCCAACACCCCGTGCGCTCCCTGTTTTTCGGCTTCAGGTCACTGCAAGAAGACGACGTCAACGACCGGTTTACGTTCAGTTCTAGCGACCTGCTCATCAACGGCGTTCCCCTGTTTGAGAAAATGACACCGATGTATCATCACGTGGTCCAAAACTACATGCACAGCAAACATGGGATCATCTCCTTCGATGACGTCAACAAGTGTCCGTTCTACACCAGATTCTACGCCTTCCACTTTTGCAGAGACGCGAGCGATTACACCTCCCCCGGGGCGTGCAATTTCTCCATGCTCGGGGAGAGCAAACTCATCCTCCGCGACATCGAGGTCGGGGATGAACGAACGAACATGGCGGAGAACGACATTCGTGTCTTCGCGGTGTCTTGGCAAGTCCTGAGAATTTCGAACGGCCTCGGGGGTATCTTGTTTTCGTAAAATAAATTTTCGTCCACTAAAGTAGTAGGATGCCGTTCATTGGTAATACCGGTAAACTCGACCAGATTTACCTGCAGAGGTTAGATCCACAAAATGTCGAGAACCAGGTTCGGAACATCGAGAATCTCTTCACAGGAGATGTCGAGGCATCGAATTTGTTCTCGAGCAACCTGGTGTTGAGAAATGACACCATATTCAACCCAACACACAACTTCGAACTAGGCTCTAACCTGTGGATGGATGATTACCGAGACGATGGTCTCACCATGCGAGTGTTCAAAGATACCCGAATGGACAGGTTATTCGTCGATCAGGCGATCGGTATCAATAACATCAACCCGACACACGACCTGGATATCGGGGACAAGTTCTTCGTCGATTTAAATCCAGCGGCGACGAATCTCGTCGTCGCCAGAGGTCGAGTGCAGGCCGACAGCATCGTCTCTTCGGGATTTACCACGGAAAAGGTCATCATAGACGACGACGCGGAGGACGTCCTCACGGTGAGTGGGAATATTTTGGCACAAAAAGTCACCGCCATCGACGGTCTCTCGTTCGGTTCGAACATTCTTTTGTCAGATTTGGGGTCGAACGTGCTCGACCTCAAGGGGAACGTCAACGCGGTGGCGAATAATTTTAGAATCACGGGGAATTTATACGTCACCGGGAATGTCATCATCACAGATAACTCCGAATACTCGCAACAAGAAAACTTAGCCATAGAGAATTCCATCATAGAGGTGGGTGTGAACGGGGGGCAAGACAACGATACGGCGATCATCTTTCACCAATATAACACATCAAACGTTTTGGTGGGTTACCTGCACAGTGCGAGTGGAGAGGAGTTGGCCATCGGTCGCACGAACAATGGTCCGGCGGAGACGAACATGACTATCGAACCCGTGAATGGCGAGAGGGTGAACGTGCACGTCTACGGCTCTCTGTGGGCCTCCAACGCCCTCACCGCGGGGTCGAACACGAATCCCCACCCCGACCACCACTTGGTCGTCGGTGCGAACGTGTTTTTACAAGACGACGGCGTGTACTCGGTGTATAACGTCGCCAACACCTATAGCGAGTATTTCACCGCCGGGGAGGGCATCAACGTGGGTTCGAACGTCGTGATTCGAGACAGCACGGCTTCCAATGTGTTCCAAGTCACCGGGAACGCCTCCTTTTCGAACATTTTCACGGATCACAAAATCGTCATCGCCAACACGAACCCCTCGGAGGGGCACTCCTTGTGCATCGGGGATGTCCTCCACGTGCACGCCGACCGCTCGTCCTACGCCCACCAACTCATGGTTCACGGGAACGTGATGACGACCAATCTCATCGCGACTTCCAACGTGGCCGTGGGAATCACCGTCCCCGACGAGCGTCTCCACGTCGATGGGAACATTCGAATCGGGGGGAAGAGTGGGGTGGACGCGGACTCCGCGAAAACCATCGTCTCCACCGGGGACATCGTCATTCACGCCTCCGATACCGGGTCGGACAACACGAACGACAGTCTCATCCTCAAGAGCGGCCCCGTGAGCGCCAACGTGAGCGCGATCGAGGTGAGCGGGGCGGCAGAGACGGCGACGGACCAGCGCATCTCCTTCAAGACGAAAAACACCGAGAGAATGCGATTGACTTCGAACGGGTACCTCGGAATCTCGAACACGGCACCGACCGAAAAAATCACCGTCGGGGGGAACATTCGATTGAACGCCTCGAACGCCCTCATCTTGGGGGAGTCCTTCGCCTCCGGGAACGATTCCATGAAATTATTCACCGACGTGAGCGCTAATCAAAGCCACATCCAGTCCTTCGTCGGTTCGGGTAAAGGTTTGAACTTTTCCGTGAACAGCGGCGTGACCATCGGGAACCCACGGATGACAATCTTAGACAACGGCAGGGTGGGTGTGGGAATAACGCAACCGTCCGCCCTTTTACACACGTCCGGTGGGGCGGTCTACGTGAACTCCGTCGTGACGCAAAACAACGGATACGACCACTCGACGACCCCGCTGACGGTGACGCGGAAGACGGCGGCGACGACCACCCCGGTCACGGTGATGAGCATCGCCCGAGACGGGTCGGGTTCCATCTACGGTTCGAAGGTTGATTTCGCACTCGGAAGACACACGTCGACCGGGACGGATTCGAACACCCGCTTCGACATCGACCTCGCGAACACGACGTACAATAAGGTGAATTGCATGACGATACGGTCGGACAATAAAATCGGCATGGGTACACACACCCCACTGAGCAAACTCGACGTTCGCTCGAGTGGTGAGAAAAACCCACTGTACAACGGCATCGTGTGTTTCAACCCGTACGACCCCATCAACGGTGGCGCCGAGGATTCCATCGTCTCCGTCATCACTCGAGACGACTCCGGCGACCCGTTCTCCTCGTACATCGTGTGGAACGGGGACCAGTTGAACCCAGACACGAAGGGATGGTCCGTCGGTTCGGATAATCGCACCGGGAACGACGTACACTTCCGGGTGACGAATAACGTGTATTCCGTCTCGAACGTGTTACAGACCGCGTTCTTCATCGACGGTGGGACGTCGAACGTTGGCATCGGGACCGACGTCACCCCTTCCTTGCTCACCGTGGACGGTGCGCTGACTATCGGAAACAAAATGAATTTCACCGGATTGGAATTCACCGGCGGTGGCACGGAGGACATTAACAACGAAACGTATTCTTTCAATCACACCTTCCTCGAGGAGAAAGAATTCACAAACACGGGTAAATCCGAACTCCTCATTTTCAAGGGGAACGATTTCAGCGCCCCCACGGGTCCCGATCAAATTCGCCACGTCGCCGCGAGACACTGGTTCCAAGTGTACACGCAGACCGCCAACGACTCCCTCTTCGAGAGCATTCGAGATTCCACGAACGCCACCGGGTTTGACGCCACACCGGTGATGAGCATCACCGAAAACAGGCGGGTGATGGTGAATTTCGACGACACGGAGGAGGGTCCAGCCTTGGATGCTACGTCTCTGTACGTGAAGGGGGCGATTCAGGTGCCCATCATCTCGGAGGGGACGTCCAAATTTTCAACCACGAAGATGGAATTATATTCCTCGGAAACACCCGACATCAACACCATCGAAAACATAGGGGATTGGGATTTCCAAATCATCGCCGGTGGTGGAGACCAAGCCTTGGCTATTAAATCCAACACGTGGGTGGGCGTGGGCACCGCCACCCCCCACTCAAACGTGCACATCTACGGAGACGCCGACGGCGAAGACATCGACGTCCTCACCGTGCAATCCGATGGCTCGGGCACTGGCACGAAGGAGACTGGTGTTCGCATCCTCTCCGACGAGGGGTACGGGGGGTACATCAGGAGTTACCGCACCGTGGGTGAGGACAGCGGTCTGTTGCTCGGCACGATCGACAACGACGTCGACTCGGAGGTTTTCAGACTCACCTCCGACGGGCGCATAGGCGTGAACACCTCCGCACCGGACGTGGGTTTGCACATCTACGACGAACTCACGCGCGTGGAGAGCAGCGCGTCCAACGCGACGGTGGAATTCAAAACCACGAGTGGCGTGGCCAACGTGTTGTCCGATTACAACACGGGTGATTTATGGTTAAATCCGAAGACCGAGGTGAGCAACGTCCACGTTCGCGGCTCCCTCAAGGTGACGTCGAACATTTCCTTCGGTGGGGTGATCGAGTTCGGTGAACAGGCCGGTTTAGGTATCGGCATCGCCACCCCGGCGACGAGTCTTCACGTGCAGGGGGGTGCCATCCTGAACAGCGATAACGTCGCGCGTAAATCTTACTCCTCGACGTTCACCCTCCTGAACACCCAAGCGCGCGATCTGTTGTTGAATTTCGGGAACGGTAGTTTCTACGCTAAAATTAAACTAATACTACGCGAACAATCTAATCAAAACTACATCTCCACGATGGTCCTCGAGGTCACCGGTGGGCACGGCACCGGAGGCACCCCCTCGTATCCAATCGTCGTGGGAACTAAAAACATGTTTGGCACGCCATTCAATCCTTACCCGTGGTCGAATGACGTCAAAGCCTCGGGCACGCGTCTGGTGGTGAAGCCACACGACACTGGGAACCAGAGGTCATACAAATACGACGTCTACATCAAAGTCATATCCTCCCTGGCGTCCGGGAAATTCGTCTCCATCCAACACGACGAGTTGAACCCGACGACGCTGCAAACGTTCACTTACTAAATAAAATAAACACCACTGCTTTTTACAATCGAGGGGTTTCGTCTCGATTGTAAAAGAGAGAGAGTCTCACTTGATATTATCACTGAGTGCCAGAACTATGACACCCACGATGAAAAACATCACGACGTAATTACATTCCGTTTCCTCCGGGCGAACGACTCTGCGTCGCGCCGGAGCCACTCTTCTGGGCGGTGGTGCGACCCTCGGCCTCGGCGCGGGCTGTTGCGGCGCCGGGTCCTCCAGTTCATCCAACGGACAATACCCAACCATATATTAAGCCTTACAAATTAATTTCAACCCCTTTCTTTTTCCGACCCCTCTTCTTGGGCGCAGGTTTGACGTTAATCTCCTTGACCTCCTCCTCCTCGGCCTCGGCCTCGGATTCGACGATGTCGGAGATGTCGTCCCCGGAGTCCTCGGGTGGTGGGCGCTCCTGTGGCGTCGTGTTCATCGGCGGCGCCGGGGGCATCATGATGGAACCCATGAGGGAGGAGAGGTCCATGCCGCCCATACCTGGTCCCTGCATCTCGTAGCCCCCACCCCCACCGCCGCCTGGTGCGCTCGCGGCGTTTTGTACGGCGGTGTTTTGAACCGCACTCATCATATTCTTCACAAGGTCTGGATTTTGCTTGATGACGTCATTCATGTTTGGAATCGCCGCCTTAAACATAGAGTTCGTGAGGTGGAACATCATCGCGCTTCCACCGAGCATCATGATGAGTTTCACCTCCGGTGCGACGTGCATGGAATTTCTGTACTTGACTATGAGTTCCTCGAAGACGCCGTCGTAGTCGTCGATGGATTCGTGCACGGACTCCGACCAACCTTCGAGTTGTAACTCGAAAGGGTTATACCTCTTATTGAGGAACTCCAAACCCGTGGTACACGCGACCAACATGCGTCGGGCGAACTTCACCCCCTGGTCCACCTCGATGGAGTACGTGATGCGCTTGACCTCGTTGCGAATGTCCTCGATCGGTGAGTACGCATTCAGGCGCTTATTCACCGAAAATCCCTTCTTCTCGAGCCTCTGGAGTTTATTCAGGAGGTCCGCCCGCTCCTCGTCGATGGTCTTGTAGCCCGTGGATGGTTGTTCGCTCGGTGGGGCGTATCCACCCCCCGTGGGTTCGTCGTCGTAATCGTCACTGAAGTCGTCCTCGTCATCCTCGTCCTCTTCCGCGTACTGTGGTCTCGGTGGCGGCGCCGCACGTTTCGTCGGGTTGATGAAATCGTTGAGGGCGTCGTCCTCTTCCACAGCAGGACGCGGCGGTGGCGGGCGAGACGACGGCGGTCGAGGGACGCGCGGTGGCCTCGACGGTGGCTGTAGGGTGATCTCGTCCATGAGAGCCTCTTCGTCGGCGTTCAATTTCATGATCGAGGGCGCGCCCCGATCCAAAATGATTTCTTCGTCCATTACTCTCTACTATGAAAGTCTTCTCAATTCTTTAACGCGGCCTTTTTTTATTTTCTCAGTGTACAACAAAAAATGATTGCCCTCAACAACACGAATCGTCGTGCCCTCATGTGGATCGCCGTCCTCATCGCCCTGCTGTTGATGCTCGGCGCCGCCAAGTCCGCCTACATGCCGCGTCCGCTCGTCCTCAAGGGTGAACGCTCTGAGCCGTCCGGTTTCTTCGCCCTCGAAAACAACCTCGAGTGCGCGCCGGGTGCGAAGAGAGGCGCCGGATGGACCAAGGGACTCACCCCAGGTGGCCTCTGTGGTTCGGGTGAATTTATTCGCGACGCCGCGTCCTACGAAATCGAGAGCGGTATCGGGGGTGAACTTTAATCTTAGCAATTAGTATAAATGTCTCTCGTGACGACGCCCAGAAACATTCCGAACCTGTTCGAAGAGTACCACGTAGTGACTATCGACAGCATTGGCCAATCCTCGGCGAACAGTTTCACCTGCCATTTGCAAACCCCGTTGCACAACGTCGTCCAGGCTCGTCTCCTCGCGGCCTCGATTCACACCAAAGCGATCGTTCAGCACGTGTACGTGAAGATTGATGAATTAAACACCAACTTTAACGATCGCGCGTTCACCGCCCTCGAGGACCAAGCCTCTCTGGCTAAGGTTCGCGGTGCCTTTGCCTCGCTCATCTCCGAGGTCAGCGATCACACGAGTGCGGGTGACCAACTCGTGTCGTACAAGGACAACTACATATTAACGAACCAATACATCAACCCGATCCGTTCACTCGACCGTTTCACCGTGTCCCTCCTCGACGAGGGTGGAAACCCGATCCCCAACCCCGGGGCGGCGGGATTCAATTTCCTCGTCATTCGTTTTACTTGTGCGAAAACAAATCTGTGAGTATTTTAAATGTCGGGCATCACCCTTTTGACGGCCGTCGGGCAACAGGACACGTGGATTCACACCGAAGACAAGAGTGGGACGTCCTTCTTCTCCCAGGTGTGGCGGAAACACACGAATTTCAGCCAAAACATCGTGAAGCAGCAGATTCAAGGTCTTCCGCGATCGGGGGGTCTCTCCACCGTGCGCATAGAGAAGAGCGGGGACATCTTGGGCTATTGCTACCTGACCATCGACGACAACTCGCAGGCCAGGGACAGCAGCGACTGGACCTCCCTCATCGAGAGCGTGCAGTGGGTCGTGGGTGGTCAGGTGATCGACGAGCAAACCTCCGAATTCAGCGAAAACATTGCCATCGATATGTTTGCCCAAAACACGTCGAAATCGTCCAACGGCCCGCACCCCGGGTCGTCCTCGGCGTCGTACTTCTATCCGCTCAGGTTTGCTTTCTGCGAGAACGTGAGCGCCGGACTCCCCCTCTGTGCCATCCCCCTCTCCGAGGTGGAGATTCGCATTCGATGGGCCGCGAACGCCGGGGATTACCAGTGGGAATTTCACTCCATGATGTACTACCTCGACGGCCCGGAGAGGGAAAAGATGGCGTCGCCGGAGATGAAAAACATGCTCATCTACCAAGTGCAATCGGCCGTGCCCTCGAACGAGTTGATTCAAGAACTCGTTTTTAATCACCCAGTGAAATTCATAGCGAGCGCGAACACGGATTCCAACTCAC